GTGCGATCACCAACTCTTTGCTCTCGGTAAAAGCGTCTTAGTTCTTCCCCCGTAGAGAAGTAAGACTTCATTATTTTACCGTTAGCGGTTACGGTGTGCTGTGTAGCATCGGCAATGATATTCTTAGTTTTTACAATCTCGTCGCCGAGTTGTTTTTGTTTCGGAATATTATCTAAGGCAACCTTGCCAAGTTCTGTATTCAGTTGCTTTAAATATCTCTTAGCGTCTTCTAACGTCTTGATATTCTCAACTTCTAATCTTATTTTAAGGTCTTCCGACATTACTTCGCTTTCATCAATTCACGGTCAATATAATTATCATATACGTCGAACATTTTGCGTTCTAAAATTTCAGTATATGTATATTGGTTTTTAATTTCTTCTTCCGTCTGTCCGAGTTTCTTTGCTAAATCATAAATCATATAATCTAAACTGTATTCATTCGGCAGTTTGTAAAGTCTATCTACTTTGCTTCTTTGTTCTCTATCTGCGTACTTTGTGCAGAGTTCAATGGCGTGTCGTGCGCTTTCACTTCCGCCCCCACATAGTCGAAAAAACTTGCCTGTAATTCCCCCGCCTGTTTAAGCTGAATCTGTGAACATCTTAATTCTTTTGGGATAATTCTTAAATACTTCCACAATCCAGTTTTAATAAACGCTACACTTCTGATTTTCTTCCAAGCCTTTTTATTTGCTTTGACATCGACTCGTATTAACCCTAAATCCATTAGTTCTTTTTCAGTTATTTCTATGTTTGGATTAGCGTCGAGAAATTTCTTGCGTCGTGTTATATACCCAGATTCGATAACAGTGTCAATTAACGACATCTTAAATTTCTTGGCTATCTCGACCTGTTTTGTTACGGTTACTCGGATAAACTCAAACTCTTTTCCGTTAATTAGCATTTCTACCCTCTGTGATATTGAATATATGATTGACTAATTCTCGCTTAAACAGGTCTATATCTTCCGCTTGCAATGTTAAAGGACGTGGTGGGAATACCATCGGACGTTTACTCAATGCCATCCACCTCCATTTATCTTCATCAGTTTCGTACCATTTAGCCCAAAAGAACGATTTCTGTCTGGGTGTTTGAACCATTATCCCGCCATTTTGATGTATCGTTCCCATCCATCGAATTTCAGCAAAATCGGTACCGTAAGAAGTTCTCTCCGTCTTTCTTAGCCCTGCTAAAGTAGCGGGTTTTCCTTCCCTTGTCGGTACCCATCTGCCATAACCCTGATTCTCGTGTGACTGTCCAAATGACCACAACATTCTGTCTGCTATCCTTGACATAGCGGGCGTTAGGTCTGCATTTATGTTGGGGAACTTGCCCTGTATTTCTACGTTTATCATGTCAAGGTCGCGTTTAAATTTCTAATTTTTATTTGTCCACTAATACCAAATATTCCTGTATTTTGACCAAGTGGTTCAACTGGTGACATCTCCAATTGTACGGCAGGTGTTACTATCCATGCTGGTGAAGTAACCGCATATGTTTTATTTATTGAAGCTATTAATCTGAAAATATCACCAAATAAAGAATATTGTTCTTTTCTAAAGTTTCCACCATTGGCAACATCTGAATCAGTCTGTATATAACAGGCAATGCCAAAGTTTAAAGCCATATCAAAAACTGTCATTGGGCTATCAGAAACTTTCACTTGTTGCGGACGTGCAAAGACAATGGCTATCGAAGGAAATTCCGGGACTTCCTTTTGTATCTCCTGATATACTTTTGCTACCGTATTTTCATAGTTGCCCGTTCCGTCAATTGCAGAGAAAGCCGCTATGAATTGGTCTTGGACGGTTACTATCGGATTACTCATAACGCCTCACAAACGGTTTCATCATTTCTTTGTGTCTCGGCGAAAAATCAATGTAACTTGTCGACCCGCCCTGTACTGTCCCGCTGATAGATTCATTTTGGATACCAAACCGATCCTTGCCTCTACGGGATTGTTTAAAATAATCCACAACTCTTTCAAGACACACATCATGTAGTTCAGTGGGGACTACAGCATATCCAGCGTTATAAGACTTCTTTAAGTTTAATGCGTTGTCTCCATTCAACGTAGGAGATGTATAACCATCCGGCAATTCGATATGGAATGAATTGTTTTCATGTGATACGCAATTTTCAGGATTGGTTAGTATTGCATCACCAATAGTCGTCAATAAATCAGTCCAAACATCGCTTGTATTTAAGTATTGTAATACAGTCAAAGAAATTATTGGGAAGTATTGAGTTCTAATTATATTCCTACCTGTCCAATATGAATACTCATTGCTTATCAGTTGACTTACCACTTTATTTCTTATCTGTCTTTCAATCCAAGTCGATTGATAATTAATTGTAAGTTGTAAAAAGTCATCTTCATCACCGGTCGCAAGCGGTATCTTTAAATAATCCTTTATTTCATCAAGCGATATAATCGCGTTGGTTGCGGCGGCCACTGTCCCGCTTGAATATGATGCTGTGGTAAATTCAATTAAGAACCCAGCGACGTCTAAGTCTGTTGTGTATGTGTCTGTTGCTACGCTTGCATCTCTATAGGCGGCTATACTAAATAGGTCGCCAGCGGTCATTGCTGTCAATGCTGTCAATGCTGAATAGGCAATAGCTGGAACAGTTACAAACGCTATCTTTGAATCTGCCGAACCGCCTGCATAAACAGTATAAGAATCTACGTCCTCTGTAGGTGTGCTACCCGAAGTCTTTGATGTATGCGCGGTTGCAAATTTAAGGTATAGATTCCCCGTCCCCGTCCTGCGAAAATAAAACTTGATAGCAGAAATAGCGGTATATCCCAAAGGCACATCAATGCTTTTTAGGAATCCCATCTTTTGACCGAACATTAAGGATTGAGTTGGCAAAGAAAGTGGAATACTTACACTCTCACCTATCCTTGCCGAATCGCCAACACCTAACCACACGTATTTTGTTGCCATTTTAATCTATCCGTTTAGCTGTCACAATCGCAGTCGTTGTCGAAGCATCGTCCGATAATGAAATAATTCTTATCTTTCTTGGTTCTGGATCGTTAATCAAATACTCTTTTGCGGCAGTGGTAACGTTTATAGTGTCCGTTGCCGCGCCTGAAAATAGATTAACGCTACCCATAGCAACCCAAGTCGTTCCGTTTGCACAAAGCGTTTGTACTAACAATGAGTCCACTGCACTTGAAACTGCCGTGACTGTATAACAATCGAACAATCTTTTATGGGGCGTTGAAAAAACTATCTCCGCAGTATCTATGGATGCGGTCATACCACACGAATAATATGTAGTATCATTCCCCACTACTACACTAATATTATTTGACTGTGCTTGAAGCAATGAAGCGAACAACATCACCCCAAGTACAATATTAATTGCTCGTTTCATTTTTCTTCCCTTTCGGTCTACCAAGTTTCTTTTTATTGTTATCTACCAATTTAATTTCCGTCCCAAGTGTAGTAATGTCTTCGGGATTGACCATCTCTATTGTGAAGGTAGAACTTTCCCGCTTCTTAGCCCTTCTCGCGTATACACAATGTTTAGTATGTATATCTAATTGATTGGGATGAACTCTTTCCCTGCAAAATTTACACTTGACCATTGACATATATTTCCTTTTTGAGAAAGGCGGATGAACTTAACCACCCGCCTATACTCAATTTATTTATGGGATGTTGAACGCCCGAATAAAACCAGTGTTGAGAGTGCCAAACGTAATATTAACCGTTCCTGCACCTGCCGCCAAAGTCTTAAATCGCGAACTTGACAGGATGAGGTAATATACCCCATCCTGAGCTGTTGCATATGTATAAGTCCCCACACCCGAACCAAGACCATCGCCCGCTGTAATGAGGACGGTGCTTGCACCGGCATAAGTCGAATTTACACAAAGCAAAAGCTTCCCTTCCGTTGGATAGGCGACTACAAAATCAGAGGAAGCTGTAAAAGCCTCCCCGTTCCCAGCCGCACTCAAAGGCATCGTAGCAGAGAACGTATCCATCGCTAATGTGTCTGCTGTTAAAGTTGTTGACATCTTATTATTCCTTTATATTAAATTGTTTATGCACCCACGCCAGTCATAGCGGGGATGCTGATTTGGACACCGTTTCCAGTCACTATGTTGCCAGTGGCAAACGCAGCAGTAATAACATGAGAAGTCGCACCTAACGCACCGGCACTTACAACCCTATTATTTATGACATAAAACGTGCTATCTGCACCATCGTTTATACCAACATCGTCGCAGCAAACATAGTTATTTGCTATCAATGCTTTGCGTTTTCCTGTCACCGTTGTCGTTCCTGAAACCACTATCCCGCCAGAATCACTGCCAATTATAATGTTGTCTTTGATTATCATGTCATCGACAGCACCAGCGGCAATTCCTATCGCACTTGTGGTAAAACCACCTAAGAAATTGTTGCCAATAATTCTCAAATGATTTGTTCCGGTGGTTAATATACCAATCGTGGCGACCAACGTTCCGTCTGCTCTAAAAGTACAACCATGAAATTCCGCACCCCAGCAAGCATTTGTTAATGTCATAATAACTGCCGCTGTTACTGGCTCAAAATTAACATTATAAAATCTACAACCAAAGCCGGAATTAACAGGAGCATGATTACCAAGAATGTTCGGCCCCTCGTGGCCATTATAAGAACCGACACCAATGACATCTGTTTTCTGCGGTAAAATTATTAAATCTTCTTCAAAACTATCACCGGCAATATAAACAGTGTTCCTTCGTGCCCACCTGTCAGACCCTCTCGCTATATCCGCGTGTGAAGCGGCAAATCCAACCGCGAGAGTTTTAAACGCCTGCTTCCAAGATTTTCCAGAGTTAGTGTCAACACCGGAATTTCCATCTACATAGTAAACCGTGCCATTGTTTTCAACTGCATAAGCAGTGTCAACAATTTTCTGGCGTAAGTTCCTTGATAGATTACTCATTGTTACACCTCCGCCGTCTTATCGCAATAAATCGCCATTGTTTTGTCGGGACGCATAACTTTTGCACCGAAGATATAAAGACCTCGGATTGCATCTGCCATGTAACCTTCTAAACGCAATGCTTCAACTTCGTTCACTGCACCGGCGAAGGCAAATGATTCACCCTTCAAACCAGCTATGATACGGGTATCTGCACCTGTTGAAGCCGTTCCGATTGATACATTGTTTGATACATACATATCAAAACCAAGAATACGACCGATTAAACCGTTCTCGTACAGTGTATCATTTTGGGTCTTAGTTGCAAGCCCAGCTAATACTAACTTAGTTTCGAACCAAGGCGGGATAATCATATATCGACCAGCATCCGGCCAGTTAGCACTTTTTGCTTTTTCTTTTGCAGACAATACAACATCTTCAACGTTGAGACTTGTTACATCCCAGTTCGTTGTTCCTGTCGCATAGTTGGTAATACCCGCTTCTGCATATAAACCAAGCAGAGTTGAGTCTACTTTTTCAGCGAAGCCATAAGCGGCTTTATCGGTCTGCTGCGAAAGAATAGTGGGTTTTTCCTGTACTGCATCAGCATCATCCGTTTTGAACGAAAACGTATATGCTTTATCTGCAATAAGAATCAACTGTGCATCTGTTAATTGCTCGTACGTAATCGCGAGCATACGTGTGTATGCTGTGATAGTTGGATCGCTCACTTGATTCACTTTCACCTGATCACCAAGTGATTTCAGTAACCCAGTATAACTTGTATTGGCGACCGCCTGAGCTACTAATTGCTTCCGCAATGATTGCTCAATAGCAACTTCCCAATACGCTTTATTAAAATTTTGAAGCGACATTGTTATTTCCTTTCCTAATTATTAAGACCAAGCCGACATGGATTTCTGAACCTTTTCAAAGTTCTGAGACATCCATTGTTTGTCGCTGCCGTGTTCCTTGACCTGTTCCCTTGTAAATAGACCTTCAGGCGGTGTTCCGTCCTGATGTTCCTGTCCTTGAGCTTTAATTGTTCCAAACATACTTTTGAAAGCAGGGTCGTCTTTAATCGGTTTAAGTAAATCAACAATACCCTTCACTTCTCCCTTGTCATCCAATTCTAATTTTTCAATGTCGAATTGTTTGGCTAAAAGATTACGTGCGGTTTCGCTATTTACACCCGCATTCATAAGCGAAGCCTTGATTGCTAAAGACTTCCGTTCCTTGTTTAGCTCGGATTCATACCGCGTTTTCTCTGCTTTGTTAGCAGCTTGTAATTCGGTAATCTGTTGCTGTAAAGTTGTGCTTCCAGCAGCTTTAGCCTTTAAGTCCTCTAAGTCGGCTTCGTGCTTTTTGATAAGCTCCTTTGATTGCTTTAAAGCTTCGTTCTTTTCATTGAAGTCTGCTTTAAGCACGTAAGAAGTTGCATCGCCTATCATAAGCTTTGCCGATGTTAGTTTGGTGATAGCCTGTTTAACGGTCTCATCAGTACTCGCAGAGAGTTTCCCTGCAAGTTCTTCACCCAAAATCTCCTTTAAGTCCATTGTGTTACCTCGTTAATTATATTGTTGTTCGACCCGATTTTTATTCTGGGTTCTCCAGTTCGGTCTATCCCTATTTATTCTCCGGGATAAGAGTCTTTACATCTACATTTTTGTTCTGTACTTGCGCTAATTCAATGTCTTTTTTGTGCTTATCATTTTCCTCTGCCTTGCGTGCTACTTTCTCTGCTTCAATTCTTTCAATTTCTTTCTTTGAATCGCTAATAAACGGCAGGTTTTCAAGATATGTCTCTTGTGATATGTTCTCTTTGCAACTGTTTATCATATTGACTTTCTCGGCTTCATTAAATATTTGAGCTTTGGTAATGACCCAATCAATCAGTGTAGGATCGAGTTGGATACTCTTCATCCGATTAAGCCACTCAATAGGGAACCATACAAACTCATCTAATGCCGATTTTAATTTCAGTATAAGCCTATCAGCTTTCATATCTAAGTTTGAAAACATAAACTTTAAAGCCACACCGGAAGGATCACCACCCAGTTTTTCAGAGTTTATATCCACGCCTTCGCCAAAGTAGAATATTTCGTCTTTGGTAAGCTTTAAAAACAATGTCCTTGCTTCAAGCGGTATGTCGCCCTTGATTGTACTGACACTTCCATCGTCGTCTACTACTACTGCACCTTCGTTAATGAAGTTTTCAATAAATAATTGCAACTGAGTTTGACCCGGTTTGTTTTCACCTTTTAATCCTACAAATCCCTTTAAGACAAATAACAGCTTGTTGAACTCGTCGATGTCATTACATAATCCAGACTTCACCCTATCATAAGCATCTATTAATGTTTTGATTGGATGTAGGTCACTCATTTCGTCTTCATTGTTCCAAAGAATTACAAAGGGCACTTTACCCCATGAATCACTTCCAACGGTTTCTGTTTGGCCGTTGGACTCATAATTCAAATTCCAATGAGGCGTTGGATTGATAGGGTACGCTGGGTCATGAATAAATATTGACCCGCCCTTTTCGTCGCCCTGCTCAACAAAATATTCAACCTTTTCCTTATCCCACCACTCGACCTTGTAACGTGTCTTTGTTTCTGTTTTTGGATTACCAATAGTTACTTCTTGATACTCGTAATAACGTATTACATATAGCAATTCATTTTGGTATTGAGTATCATAGATGGGTATTATTTGTTCAGCGGGAACGACTACATATTTAAGCTCACCCTTTAAATTTACATAAAAATGTAGAGTCTCAAATCCTTTATTGCTTGCACCTTTTATCTGCTCTGAGATACACTCTCTAAACCAATTGCCCAAATAATCAGACAGTGCTTCTTTTACCTTTTCCGAATCTTCACCCTCTTTGACTGAAAGGGTGATAGGATTGCCCGCTATATATGCTACCTTTTGGTCTACCAATATTTTGTGAAATGGGTGAGATATACGATTATTGATTTTTGTTTTATACGATTGCTTTATACCGTCGATATTGTAATATCTAATAAAATTAAGTATGTCATGCTTAGTCTTATAATAATCAATACCTTGTCTCATCTCTACTTTGCACTCGGAAGCTAAGTCTGATGTTATCAAATCTTTAAGTTTTGCGGTGTCAAGCTTAACTTTGTCGACCAATAAGCCGAGATTGATTATCTCTGTCTGTGTTAAATATCCGTTCATATCAGGCCGCCATTTGGGATAAAAGAGCAAAATTAGAATACTTCATGTCATCCTCGCAAGCATACCTCGCCGTATCGATTGTGTGATTATCTTTGTCATCAAGTTTTGTTTTAGGGTTGCCGTCTTTGTCTATTTGATAATCTATAGCTTCAAATTCCCTCGCTGCGTTGGGCGTTCTTTCTGGATCAATAACTATTTCCACCAAATCATCCAACCACTTTTCCCCATACTCAACACTACCCTCACCCTTCTTTGCCCCCGTAGCCCTAATACCATAACCCTTTATTTCGTCGATAGATTTGGGTTCGGCACTGTCACATATGGTTTTAATTGATTGATAACCGCGTTTATTGATTTCTCCGGCCAATTCTCTATTAGATATTTTAACACCGTAAATTTCATCTAAGAAATACAATATTCTGCGCGTTTTGTCATAATGTAATCTAAGAAACGAGGCTGGATCGTTAGCATATCCCCAGTCTATGCCTTGCCTAATATTATCAAATGACTTTACTTCTTCATCTGTGATAGTCCTAAATACAAGATTGTCAAATGGCACAACTCCGCCGCCTGTTGGTTGTCCCAAATAAACCCAGTTGTATTTAGCCGGATTAGCTTTCTTTACGTTGTCTATTTCCTCTAATGTTTGAGCAGGTAAAAAGGGATTCTCTAAATACGTTGAAGAATGTATATATGTATTATCTGGGATAAACTGAGTTTCATGCTTTTTGTTTACCCAATGCTGTTTGCGTTTTGGCGGATTATATGAGTAGAAAAACTTGTAAGTAATTCCTTCCGGTAGTTCCGCCCTTAAAACTGAATCAAGAATAATTTGTAATTCATCTTCTGTCTTAAATTGATCGAGTTCTTCAATCCACACACGGGCAATGGGGAAGTTGCTCGTCTTTATGGATTTCATCTTCATGGGATCGTCTGCACCCCTGAAAATTATATAATTCCCTCTTGCTTTATTTATAATTTTAAGCGGGGATTTCATAAATTCCAATTCATCCTGAACACCTAAAAGTCTTGCACCCTCTTTAAGTTGCTCGTAAACAGACTCAGGAAGCGTGTTCCCTACCTTGCGTATCACTAAAGCATTGACAGGTAAATCAATCAGGTCGAATATGATTCTCTCTGAAATTGTGGTCGACTTTGCAGAGTTTCTACCGCCTTTGCAAACGTAAAAGGTATAGTTCTCTCGACACGCTTTCCAAAAATCCCAAAACGATGCGAGCACTACTTCCCTTGTTTGTACTTCCATTAAATATTATCTCGAATGACTTTGACACCGATTGAGCCGGTGTGTTCCAACGGTTGTGGAGCCTTACCAAATCCATACTCAAATAATATCTTAGCTGCTTGTGTGTCGTTCTTCATAGCTCGAATAGCCAACTTCCGAATTAATGCGGGAAAATCGACATTGGATTGAACCAATTCCTTAATTACCGCGGTTGACTTGTTTTGACAACCTGTTCTATCCGATCCCCTTTTTCGCTTGTTTTTGTCCATAATGCAATTTGAAATATTTACAATCTATTTAATATACCCGATAGGGTATAAAATCATTTACCCTTCAGTATTTATACCCGATAAGGTATAGTTTTAACATTTAAGAAATCACGATTGAAACAAGTATTAATAGTTGCAAGTATTCAACTGTCATGATTTTTTAATCGACATAAAAATAGGCGGGTTTGATTGATCTTCCAATTTTTTAAGGTTTTTTGAAGTCATCTCGCTGCCGCCTGTATTTGTAATTTTTACTACTACAAAAGTAACACTTTTTTCCTTCAATGTCAAGTAAATTCTACAATTTACAAAAACTATTTTTACATTTCTTCAAATATTGTAAGAACCATTACTACAAACGCTATCGCATACCCATGTAATCATTTCTATTCTGCATAATCTCCAATTTAATCCCGTACCACTCTTTTCTAAATTTCTTCATTTTCGACACCCTTGTAATCTTTACCGAAAATATATTTTGCATTTTGTAAAGATTTCCCTTGACTTTTATACAACTGTTATATATGTTGTATATAGTTGATTGACACACAATCGACACTAAAACAAAAAGGAAGATACGCTAATGAAAAAAGAGCAAGCAACAAGAAAAGATAGATGGTTTCTCAATTACAAGAATTATCATTCTGCTTTTAATTCTTTGACGCAAGGGGAAGATACAGAATTGACCGACTTCCTTAATCAGCAATTTGTCAATTATCCTCACTGTAAAAAACATGAGACACTCTTTGCAACAATAAAAAAAGAATTGGAGCTTATTTATGAGTAAATCTGAATACGAATCTTGTC